AACGCTATGGATGAAGACACCGCTCGGCACTATGCTAAAGTGACTTATACTATTCCAGAAGCAAAGTTTAACGCTGCTCCACCTATTATTAAATCTATGTTGAGCGAAGCTAGAACTGTTCATCTCCAAGGCGTATCAGTAGATATTGAGGAGAGTGATGATGCTTAACATTATTACTGCTGAACAGCGATTGGCTGAAAAAAAGGGCCACAAGCTTGTAATTTGTGGCACATCTGGGGTGGGCAAGACTTCTCTTGCCCGCACTCTCGACTCATCCAAAACCTTGTTTATGGATTTAGAGGCTGGTGATGCTGCTATCGAGGGCGTGGCTATTGATGTCATTCGCCCACGAACATGGACAGAGTGTCGTGACTTTGCGGTGTTTCTAGGTGGCCCTAATCCATCGTTAGGTGAAGATGCTACATATAGTCGAGCGCATTATGATTATGTCTGTCAAACCTATGGCGACCCATCTAATGTGCTGGCAAAATATGATACCATTTTTGTAGACTCCATTACAGTAGCGGCTAGACTTTGCTTTACGCACTGTCAAAATCAACCTGAGTGCAAGAGTGAGCGCACTGGTAAACTAGACACTCGCGCTGCCTACGGTATGCAGGGTCGTGAAATGATGGGGTGGCTGTCTCACCTACAGCATATTCGTGATAAGAATGTTGTATTCGTTGGTATCCTTGACCAGAAAGTAGACGATTATGGTCGTGAGACTTTTGAGTTACAGCTTGAAGGTGCCAAGACAAGTCGTGAATTGCCAGGAATTGTGGATGAAGTTATCACTATGGCAATCATGCAAGATGATAATGGGGTGCCTTACCGTGCCTTTGTATGTCAGACCCTTAACCAATGGGGCTATCCAGCGAAGGATAGGTCTGGCAGACTTGATCTTCTAGAAGAACCGCACTTAGGTAAGCTTCTGGAAAAAATGAGTGGCGATAAGCCAAACAATAAACGCCCTATGGAATTTGTGAAACCTACTGAAGTGGAGAATACGGAAAATGCTTAATTTAAATCAAGTTGAAACTGGTAACGAGCAGAAGCCTTTGGAAATCATTCCAGATAGAACGATTGCTCGTGGAATTATTAATCTTTTAGGCGGCGATACTGAAGTGCCTGAGTTTGGGCAAGGAAACTTGTTTAAACAGTCAATGTCGTCAAGCGCTGTGTATTGCCCGATGGAGTTTACCATCATTGGTGGTGAGCATGATAAGAGGCGTGTTTGGCATAACCTTTTTATCCACGGCGATAAGATGGACGCTAACGGCGTACCAGTTGCGAGAAACATTGGCTTGAATACGTTACGCCTTATGGTGGATAGCATTCATAACTTGGGCAAAGACGATATGTCCGCAGAGGCGCAGCAAAAGCGTAACATTGCTGGCATCCAAGTTTTGCAAGGCCAAGAATTTTGTTTCTTAATTGGTGTAGAGCCAGAGAAGAATGGCTATCCAGCTAAGAATAAAATGACCACTCCGTTGATTCCTGGGGATGAAGGCTACATTGCTGGCACTGCTAGCAACGCAGCCCCTGTTGGTCAGCAAGGTCAAATGACACCAGCCACAACGTCTGGAACAGTTCCGTCTTGGGCGCTTAAATAGTTCGGTGTTTAATTAAGAAAAGGCGTACTAACGGCACCAATTGATGTTGTTGTTAGCTGGTTTGGGTGGCACCAGTGCCGTAAAGCCACCCACTTAACTTTTACAGATAGATACTGGAGGGTAAAATGGCTGTAAAGAAAACAAATGACTCTATTAGCATTCCTGTGATCAAGCAGGGTACGATTAAATTACGTTTGATTGGTCAAACGCCGATGTATTTTAATAGTATGTCGTCTAAAGCTAAAAGAGACTTACTCGTTGGCGCAGGTCGTAAGACTGCGGCTGAGAAAAAAGAAATCAAGCATAATCCAGAGCAAGAGTTTATTGACTCTATGCACACGCAAATGAAGGGCGATACTTTACTGTGTTTTCCTGCTGCTGGTGTAAAAGGTGCAATGGCTACTGCTGCGCTTGAGACTGCTGGTGTAAATAAAACTAGCGTAAATAGACTAATCTTCTTACCGCAAACCAATATTAATATTTGGGGTAAGCCGTACCTTAAAATTGACGTAGTTCGTTCTGCTGATATGAACCGCACACCAGATATGCGTACTCGCGCTTATCTTCCTAATTGGTGTGCTGAGGTAGAGATTAGGTTTGCTACGCCTAACTTTAGTGCGATGTCTATTTCGTCTTTGGTGCAGAACGCTGGTCAGTTAGTCGGGCTCGGTGATTTTCGCCAAGAAAAAGGCAGAGGTTCTTTTGGTACGTTCACCATTGCAGGTGAAGACCTTGGTGATCATAAAGACTTCTGGGATGAAATGATGGAGGAGGGTCGCGCAGTGCAAGAATTAGCGCGAGATAATCCAGAATGTGCGGATGAAGAAACGGCAGAACTGATGCAGTTCTTGCAAGAAGAGCGGTTACGGAGGGCTGCTTAAACTATCAGGCGGGGGGAAACCCCCGCCAACGGGTTGCGGTTATGTATGGGTAGGTCTGGAATGTCGAGGCGGTTTCGGTGGCTTGAGTTAAGGTCCGTTGAGGTGTCCTTCGGTTTGTTTCGGTTAGCAAAGGTATGGCGGTTGCGTTTCGGTTGGGTCGCGTAAGGTTCGGCTGGGTAAGTTCTGGCGGTCATGGTTGGGAGAGTTGAGATCAGGACAGGACAGGTGCGCCGCGTTGTGGCGGTTTAGTTAGGGTTTGTTCGGGCGCGTTGGGTTACGACAAGGTGTGCTTTGGCGGTTGAGTTGAGTTTTGTTATGCCGAGATGCGGCTTGGTGGGTTTAGGCGGTTGAGGTTTGTTGTGTCCCGGAAAGGTGTCTCAAGGCAAGTTAAGGCGGTTTCGGTATGTTCAGGTCTGGTAGGGTTACATGGGGTTGGGCATGGCGGTTAACTTTTATTGAAAGGAAATAAAATGAGTAATTTTGCGAAAAAAACAAAGCAGAGAATTATTGATGAGTATCTGCAAGCTACTGGGTTGAACATTTACAAGCCAGATGAATTTGTTGATTGGTTAGCTGAACAGCCCGACCATGAAGTGTATGATGCTTTTTATGGCATGGATGACAGTGTAGCGGCTCGTAACTGGCGCATTGATAAAGCGCGGCAGATGGCAAGCGGCTTACGGATTGTTGTTAAACAAGAAGATGTAACGCAGAGCGAAGTTATTTCGATTAAGGTCACTGAATATCCGGCCTACATTTCACCTGTTGCCACACGGAAGTCAGGTGGTGGTTATGAGCCATTCGACCCTGATGATGAAACAGCGCAACAAGAATTAAGAAAACAGGCTGGTGTGCAGCTTGCGGCGTGGCTTAATCGCTACCGTGGTGCGGCTGAAAATATTGGTTTAGACTTAACGCCAGTTGAAAACCTTGTTAAGGTATTAAGAGATGAGAATGAAAAGCTAGAGGCTGGATAAGTTGAGAGTAGAAATAAACCTTTTGATTTTTTTTGCTAATCAGGAGAGAAAAACTGTGGGTGGATTTCTTAGTGTTAGAGAGGGTGCCAGTGAAGATGATATTTTGGAAGCTATGGAAGATTTTATAGAAGCAGCCATAGAAGATTACATGAATACATTTACACATGGGCTAGCGGATGTTGTTGTTGGGAACAACGACTTATATCAAATGGGATTTAGCAATAAAAATCCTAATTTACTTATGGGGGATAATGAACAATGCAACGTAGTGATACCAGATACAATGATTGTTCAATAAACCCTTCACAAGACAAAGATACCCTCTCAAACGTAGCAACCATATTTGCCAATATTGGTTGGGAAAAAAGACTTTGCGATTTAAAAGAAGAGCAGGTTTTGGGAATGGTCGCATTTTTCCAAAAGATGAGGGAGTTAAACGATGAGTTTACAGAGCAGGGAATACTTGAACTTGAACAGAGTGTCACCAGTTCTGACGCCGAGGAGTTCCCAAACGACCCCATACCATTCTGACGCTATAGAATTAATTTCATACAATATTGATAAAGGCATCTGCCAGAATAACGATGAGCAACCCAAGAGAACGTATCTAGGCGGCTCATCGTTGGGCTCCGCATGTGTTCGTCAAGTTCAATACAGATATATGCAGACGCAGCCTGATGAGGACAAAGAGTTCTCAGCCAGGACATTACGCATATTTGATATGGGCCATTTTATAGAAGATATGATTGCTGGCTATTTAAGGCGGGCTGGCTTTGAATTAAAGACACATGACTCTCGGGGTAAGCAATTTGGCTTCTCAGTCGCTGACGAGCAAATTAGGGGCCATATAGACGGTGTTATATGTTCTGGCCCTGTGCCTATGAAATATCCGTTCTTATGGGAATGTAAATCATCTAACAGCAAAAAATTTAATGAGTTTGTTCGTAAGGGGGTGGCTGTTGCCAATCCTGTTTATGCGGCTCAGGTTTCATTGTATCAGGCATATATGGATTTAACAGAAAATCCGGCCTTGTTCACGGTCATGAACAAAGATACAAGTGAGATTTACTACGAGCTAATTCCTTTTGATAAAGAGTTAGCTCAAAAGACAAGTGATAGGGGAGTAGAGATATTGCAGGCCACAAAGGCTGGTGAGATGTTGCCAAGAATTGCAGCAAACTCAGATTACTTTACTTGCAAATTCTGTGAGTTTCGTAAAACATGTTGGTCATAGAAAAAGGGGCCGCCAGTTAATACCTGAGCAGACCCCTTTAGTGTGAAACGAAACTAATACAGAAAGGAAAACGATCAGTCTCAGGGTACAATATAATGAGTGTTATAAGGTTTGACAATACTAAATCTGGTACGGCGCATGATTTGGTTGAAAAAATTAGTCGTGATGTTCCGCGCTCAGTTCAGGTGGATGTACTGCTTGAAACCTATCCGAATGGAAAGGTTAAGGGCAATGATTTCTTTATCGGGTCACTAGCGGGCGAAGCGGGCGAAAGCCTGAAGATTGATATAAATCCAAACAGTCCGCACTTTATGCGAGGTCAAGATTTCAATGGCGGTGTAGGTGTTGGGGGTATTGTAAAGATTTTGATGGAAGCGCGTGGTATGCGCCTACCACAAATCAAAGAATTGTTCGGGTCTTATCTCCAGGAAAGTCCGGCACCAACACCCTCTTGGAAAACAGATTCGGGCATAAATCTCAATACTATACCTGTAAAAACTACAGTTGAGGCCGCAGAAAAAAGCATAAAAATAGGATTTGACACACCCCATAATGGGCAGTGGGATTACATTAGCCGTGACGGTGAGGTATTAGTTACTGTCCGCAGATATGACATTGGTGGTAAAAAAGAGTTCAGGCCTTGGGTGCCAGGGGTTGCATACCCTAAAGCTCCTGAAGTCAGGCCGTTATATAATATCCCGAACATTTTAAATGAGCAGCGTGTTGTATGGGTAGAGGGCGAGAAGTGCGCTCAGGCTTTAATTAATGCAGGCATTCCAGCAACATGTACACTCGGTGGGGCTGGGGCATTAACTCGCAAGAACGCAGAGAAGTTTGATTTTACGCCGTTGCGGGGAAAAGATTTAATTATTTGGCCTGATAACGATGATGCGGGCAGGCGGCTTGCTGAAATTGTTCGGGAAGTTGCGTTAGAGTCAGACGCAGACACTGTTACAATCTTGCAATCGCCCACGGGCAAACCTCCTAAATGGGACGCAGCAGATGCTATCAGCGAAGGTTTTGATGTTCAAGAGTTCATAGAAGGCGGTATCGGGCATACGCATCGGGCTATTAACTTGCTTAATGACAGCCTGCTTATCTCTAGGTTTACAGGTAGTGCGCCTATACAAGAGTTCTTGGTTGATGGCACTTTTCCTATCGGGGTTCCAATAATATTTGCGGCGGCAGGCGATGCTGGCAAAGGCATGATGACTCTTGACTTGGCTATGAAGGTAGCAGCAGGCAGGCCATTACAAAACGCCTTTGGTGGCACGGTAAAAGAGTTCGGTGATGTTGTTATATTTACAGCAGAAGATGATGAAGCGGAGATGCATAGACGCATTGAGCGTTTGGATGAGGAGGGATTGCGGTTTGATTACCCGAACAAATTACATGTTGTGCCACTGCCAAACGTGGGTGGTGTGTTCCCTATCTTGCGTGACAACATGGGGGACTACAGCGAGACGGATGAGTTTAAAAAGATATACGAACAAATCTTGCAGCTCGACAACCTGAAGCTCATTGTGTTTGACCCTTTGGCATCTTTTGTACATGCGGATGTAAATGCTGATCCTGCGGCTGGTGCGGCTCTTACAGGCCTGTTGGCTCGAGTTGCAACAGAGACAGGTGCATCAGTTATTGTGTGTCATCACATGACAAAAGTGCAAGGGGATAAAATTATCTCAAAGCCTGAAGAAGCTCGTAATCTTATTCGGGGTACATCAGCGCTGGTTGATGGTGTGCGTTGTGCTTTTGCTATCTGGCAGTTGGATGAGAAAACGGCTCGGGCTCGCTGTCATGATTTGGGTATAGAATACCAACGTAATCGGTGTTTTGACGGGGCGGTTGTAAAGTCAAACGGGCCTGCTAACCGTGATATCCGAAGTTTTGTTCGGGATACGCTAACAGGACTGCTGCAAGACAGAACCGAACAAATCATCAATTTAAACCAGAGCAATCAATCACAAATGCGTAAAGATGCTATGTTCAGGTGGATTCAGGATTGCGAAGCAAATGGTCGGGCTTTATGTCAGCGTGGCGGGGCTGATAGTATTATTGAGAGATTAACTGACTCAGATGCCCCTGCTGTTCTTCAAAACATTAGCCAATATGTTGCTGACCAAATTGTTCGGGAGTTGTTGTCAGAGCGGCGTATAGAAAAGTATTCGTTTACTACAACAGGCGGGCGTAAGTGGCTTGGCACAACGATTGGCGTAATGAGTCGGGGTGAATACGAAGCTGTTACAGCGAGAGACAATGTATAAAGCGGATGGATTTGATAAGGCAATAATTGGTTATTGTCGTATATGTGGGCGTGAGGATGTGCTGGCATATGATTATTGGAAGTGCATTGACATACTTAAAGAACGCGATGGCATGAGTGCGGAGGAAGCTATTGAGTTTATGGAGTTCAATGTAATCGGGGCTTATGTGGGCGAACTAACGCCTGCATTTATTTACGAAACGGATGTAAGTGATGACTTATGACAGTATGAATCGGGCTTATTTTTTAGAAAAAGCGGGCGAGCTTATTAGCGGGCAGAGAGCTTCAGATTATGGAGATGCCCGCCTGAATCATCAGAGAATAGCTGACATATGGGGCGTTATCTTGGGCCAGGAGATTACACCCGAACAAGTTTGTGCTTGCATGATCGGGCTCAAATTAGCGCGGCTTACAAACGATATGAAGCAAGATGATACTTGGGTAGATATAGCTGGGTATGCGGCTTTGGGCGGAGAGATATCACAAGAATGAAAAAAGCAGACAAGTTGTTCGGGGTTGCCCGCTTGCCTGCTTTCTTTCGTGATGACTATATATTGTTAACCACGCTGTTTTACAAAAACGTGGCTACGGTCTACCCGAACAATTCAGGCAGAGGAATAGAATAACATGGCTAGCAAGACAGAGAAACAAAAAAAGCAAGAAGAAGAATATAAAAAATGGAAGCGCAGCCAAGGCAAAACCGGAGAATTGTTCGGCTCTGCTCCGGCGCAGCGGGAGAGAAAGAACTTGTTTGAGAGAAAATGTTCGGTTTGTGGCAGCCCCCAGGCCTGGAGGTCGTCAGATTTTGGGAGAACTTGGCAATGTTTCGCACACGCAAAAGACTAAAACGCTGGTTTGATTTTAAGCGACTGAGAAACAGAAAAAGGGTTGTCAGGTACAGGTCGCCTGTAGTTAAATTTTGATATGGGGTAGAGATGGGTTTGGGACCGGCTAGTTAAAAATTCTCTACCCCTTACATAATACGCATATAAAAAAAGGGCGGTTCATACCGCCCCCTTTCTCAATGTCTATTGTGGTCTTGGTCAACCCAAATAGGGTGGGGAGTAAGTTTAGTCTTTCTCCCAAGAACAACTGTATCGTTATCGAAGTCGATATCCCCAAGGCTTCTCTTATCGAAAAACTTGTGGATAAAATCTGGGTAACCAAAGACTTTGACAGCGGCGGCAAACCCGTCACCGTCAAAGCCAATAAAGTGAACAATTTTATTTTTCATCTTTTCTCCCGTAACTTTCTTTTCCTTTCGGAATAAATGTACCGTAGCTTCCATGTTTTGACGTATATGTTTGTTCTACTGCTTGAACGTAAACCCATTCATCAAACTCTCTATCGAGGACAAGCGTAGTCCCCCAAGCAACCCTATCAATCCACGACATTGAACAACTCTGACCATCTATTCTTTTGTTTTTCTGTCCAGCCATAACTATCCATAGCTTGACGCATGATGCGTTCTGCTGTGTCTGTCCAGACTAACGCATTTTGTCTAGCCCATACCCACGCCCACAATTCTCTAGTCAATCTTGTTCTGTCTTGAAACTTACCTAAGATGTGACCAATTTCGTGCAGTGCAGATACATAATAGCCTGTATTCTTTGTCGGGCGAATACAAATACTTTTATCTGATGGCCTCGCCCAATATCTAGGTTCAGCATCTTCTAACGATTGATAAAAAACCCTGATATCATTTACCGCACATAATTCTTGAACGTGTAGTGCCATTTCAATTCTCTTTACTGTCATTGTTTTACCTTTCTTTAAGAAAATCGTTTCTTTTCACTTTACAAGTAAACTATCTTTTGCTATCATTGTCAATAATAAAAGTGAAACATTTTTCAAAGAAGGGAAAAGATTATGTTTACGAAAATGACAACGCCTTTATATAAGGACTATGACAAACGCCTGTACTTGGCGTATGGCTCTAACCTTAATAAAGAGCAGATGGCTTACCGTTGCCCCACTGCGAGGCCTGTAGGTTCTGCAATGATTTATGGTTGGGAACTTGTGTTTCGCGGTGTCGCTGACATTGTGAAGTCAAAAGATCCTAACATGTTGTTGCCTGTCGGCATCTGGGAGATTGAGCCAGGTGATGAATATGAACTGGATTTATATGAGGGTTATCGCAAAAACGGTAAAGGCCTGTATGACAAAATCAAAGTTTGCGGCATCATGACCTATCAAATGACAAGGCGTGAGGTTGCTGGTCCAGCTAGCGGTTATTTCAACACTATTCTGCAAGGCTACCACGATTTCGGGCTAGACACTTCATACTTGTATGATGCGGCTGGCTGGTCAGCTCATGAAGAGAATGAACGTGATAACGTATTCGGATTGGAGGCTGTGTGATGGATGAACTTTTAACAACTGCATACGACTTAAAGCATCAGGTGGAAACCCTGCCTGATGTTTTTAAGCATGAGAAATATGTTGACCACTTTGATACTGGTGTGAGTATGATTAATCGTA